GCGGGGGCCGTTGGTCACAGCCATCCCCGACATCAAGACATTGAACAAGACGCTGGAGCTGTTGCTGAAGAACGCCAGCCTGTCTATTGCCGGCGTCTACACGGCGGCAGATGACGGCGTGTTGAACCCGCAGACCATCCGCATTGCGCCTGGTGCCATCATCCCTGTGGCGCGCAACGGTGGCCCCCAGGGCGAGAGCCTGCGGCAGATGCCGCGTTCCGGTGACTTCAATGTGAGCCAGATCGTGATCAACGACCTGCGCATGAACATCAAGAAGATCCTGCTGGACGACACACTGCCGCCTGACAATATGTCGGCTAGGTCAGCCACAGAAATCGCAGAACGCATGAAGGAGCTGGCTAGCAACCTGGGCAGTGCGTTTGGCAGATTGATTGCTGAGACAATGGTGCCGATGATCGGGCGCATCCTGTACGTCATGGATGAGCGCGGCTTGATTGAGATGCCGCTGAAGGTCAACGGTCTTGAGGTTAAGGTGGTGCCGATCAGTCCGATTGCCCAGGCACAGAGCATGGGCGACATTGAGAAGATCATGCAGTGGGTGCAGATGTCTTCTGCTCTCGGCCCCGAAGGTCAGATGGCGGTCAAGACCGGCAACATCCCTGACTATGTGGCAGACAAGATGGGCATCCCCGCAGACCTGCGTACAACGCCGCAGGAGCGCCAGCAGATGATGGAGCAGGCCGCAGCTATGATGCAGGCCCAGGCACAGGCAGAGGCGCAAGGTGCGCCACCACAGGAAGCGCCACCGGAAGGAATGTAAGATGAATCCAGATGGATGGGAGGGTCTGCAACTTGCAGATCCTGAGATTGCAAAAAAACAGCAGGTAGACAAGGACGATGTCGATCGCCTGTACCTGCGTGTGTTCGGCAGTGATGATGGGCAAAAGCTGCTCACCCATTTGCGATCACTGACGATAGAGCAGCCGACCTGGTATCCTGGTGAGGACGCCAGTCACGGTTTTGCTCGTGAGGGCCAGAATAGTCTGGTCAGAGAAATTGAGCGGCGCATGAAAAGGGCAAGAGAGCTATGAACGAAACTGAGGGGCTGTTGGCCGATGCTCAACCACAGAGTGACGACAACCAAGAGCAAGCCGAAGAGCAGTCTATTTCACACCTGCAACCAGACACCGAGCCATCGCTTGATGATGTTACTCTGGCAACAGAGCAAGAGGACATCGCATTTGAAAGGCCAGACTGGTATCCCGACAAGTTTTGGGACGAGAGCGATGGGCCGGATCTTGAGAACCTGGTCAAGTCTTACAACGAGCTTCAGAAGAAGTTCTCGCAAGGCCAACATAAAGTTCCAGATGAGTATGATCAGTCTATCTTTACTGATGCTGGCATTCCAGAGGACGATGAGCTGTATGCGACCTATCGTGACTGGGCAAAAAATAATGGCGTCAGTCAGGCTGCGTTCAACGAGCTGGCTGGCAAGTTCATTGAGATGGCCGGCAACGAGAGTGAGCAAGCTGCTATCTCGCACAAAGAAGAGTACGAGAAGCTAGGGCCGAATGCCGATGCCACCATCAAGTCCATGACGACCTGGGCGCAGAGCCTGGTTAACAAGGGCGTGTGGGGCCAAGATGATTTTGAAGAGTTCAAGATCATGGGCGGCACAGCACAGGGCATGCGCGCATTGCAGAAGGTGCGCAGCTACTATGGCGACAGGCCTATCCCTGTTGATGTCGGGCCTGTAGACGGTGCGCCATCCAAGGAAGAGCTGATGGCTATGGTCGGCAAGCCTGAGTACAAGAGTGACCCAGGCTATCGTGCCAAGGTCGAGAAGGCTTTTGAGCAAGTCTATGGAACATCAGACTACAGTCCCGTGTAACCAATAAGCGAGGGCTGTTTACAGTCCTCGTTTTTTTTCATATACTTTGCCCGACAGACAATCGTCTTCGACCTGTCAACCCCGCTTGGGGGCGTGGCGTACATGCCCAAGCCGCAGCCCGATAGGATACCTGCTAGGCGATTCAGTGTTAACTTTTGTATAGGAGTTAGAAATGGCTGTAGGCATTTCTTCCGCTTTCGTACAACTGTTCGATGCCGAGGTGAAGCAGGCATACCAGGGCGCGCGCGCTCTTGCCGGCGTAACTCGTGAGCGGACAAACGTCGAAGGCAACCAGGTGAAGTTCCCGAAGATCGGTAAAGGCGTTGCCACCGTGCGGGTTCCTCAAACTGACGTTACCCCTCTCAACGTGACCTATTCGCAGGTTACTGCAACAATGTCGGATTTCATCGCTAGCGAATACAGCGATATCTTCCAGCAGTCCAAAGTCAACTTCGATGAGCGCCAAGAGCTGGTGCAGGTCGTTGGTGGTGCTATTGGTCGTCGCATGGATCAGCTTGTCATTGACGCGCTGAACGCTGCGTCGTCGCCATCTACCGTTGCAACAACGGTTGGCGGTTCCGGCACCAACATGAACCTTGCCAAGCTGCTTGCAGCTAAGAAGGCTCTGGACACCAAGAACGTGCCGGCAGAGGGTCGCTGCATGATTATCCATGCAAACGGTCTGTCTGCTCTGCTCGACGAGACTGAGCTGACCAGCAGCGATTTTGCCACGGTCAAGGCTCTTTCTACCGGTGAGCTGGATACGTTCCTGGGCTTCAAGTTCATCACTCTGGGTGACCGCGATGAGGGTGGTCTGCCGCTCCCATCAACCCGCACTTGCTTCGCGTTCCACCGCGATGCAATCGGCATGGGCATCAGCATGAACCAGCGTTCTGAGATCAACTACGTTGCAGAGAAAACTTCGTTCCTTGTGTCTTCGATGTTCTCGGCTGGTGCCGTTGCCATTGACGATGAAGGCATCGTCAAGATCTCAGCAACCGAGTAGAGAGGAGACTGACAAATGGCTTTTGCTTCTTCTGGCGTCAACGTCATTGGTGCAGCGAAAAAGGGCAACGCCCCTTCGCTCTACACCTACACTTCGGCTGACGCGATTGCGACTGTGAACACGGCTGGTTACTTTAATGACCTGTCTGACACCTTGGCAGTTGGAGACATCATCTTTGTGCATGATTCAAATACGCCGACCTTGTCCATCGTGATGGTCGCGTCGAATGCTTCAGGTGTTGTCGATGTCACCGACGGTACTACCGTCGCCATGACTGACAGCGACTAAACTGGTGGGGCCGGTTCGCCGGCCCCCCTTCTCTTTTATGGAGTGGCGCTATGGCGGCGGGTGATACCAAACTATCTATCGTTTCAGATGCGCTGATCATGCTGGGGGCTTCCCCCCTTTCTTCATTTGCGGATGGCACAGATGAGGCCCAGGTCGGTGACCGCCTCTATGATGATGTGCGTGACACAATCCTGATGCAGTATCCATTCAGTTGGACGCTGAAGAAGGTGAAGTTGGCGCGCCTTGTTGATGCCCCTATTAATGAATGGAAATACAAGTACCAACTGCCAGGCGACATTCTGGGCAACCCGCGCGCTGTGTTCAACACCAGTGCTGTTGGCGGCAACCCTGTGCGCGACTTTGAGATCTACTCTGGTGGCTTGTTCACGAATCTGGAGGATGTCTGGATTGACTACCAGTTCCGACCAGAGCCGGCCATCTTCCCCCCATATTTTGTGCGCCTGCTGAAGACGGCGCTGGCTGCTGAGTTCGCAGAGCCGATTACCGATCAGATCAGCAAGGCTGAGTATTATCACGGCAAGGCATACGGGTCGCCGGTTGAGAACATGCGCGGCGGCTTGATGCGTGTTGCCATCAACATCGACGGCGCAAGCCAGCCTTCACAAAACATTCAAGAGTTTCCGATTAGTGACATAAGGTACTAGCATGAGCCGCATCATTCAGATCCAGAATGACTTCACCAGCGGTGAGCTAGATCCGAAGCTGAGAGCGCGCACTGACATTGCGCAGTATAAGTCTGGCTTGACCACAGCCAAGAATGTCAGCATTCAGCCCCAGGGCGGTGCCAAGCGCCGTGACGGCACCAAGTATGTTGCCACGCTAGACAGCGGTGCAGCTAATGCTGTGCGCATGGTCAGCTTTGAGTTCAGCATCAATGACAGCTACATGCTGGTCTTCACACCTGGCAAAATGTACGTCTTCAAGAACGGCGCGCAAGTCACCAACATCAATGGCAGCGGCAGTGACTTTCTGACTGTTGCCAGCTTGACTGCTTCCATCCTGCCTGAGATGAACTGGGTGCAATCTGCTGACACTGTCATTGTCGTGCATGAGGATCTGCCGCCAACCAAGATTGTGCGAGGCGCTACTGACAGCTCATGGACTGCAAGCGCGATTGCCTTTGACCACATTCCTCAGTTTACTTTTGTTGTGGATGTCCACAGCCCACAGTTTACGATCACGCCGTCTGCTGTCAGCGGCAACATTACTATCACCGCGTCTTCAGTAACGACTGACACGGGTACGGCGCAAGCCGGCGGCACAGACACCATCACGCTTAAATCGTCGTCCAGCTTCACTGTCGATGATCAGCCCAACGGCATGTACATTGAATTGACCAGCGGCACAGGCTCTGGCCAGAAGCGCCACATTGAGGACTATGTGGGGTCAACTAAGGTTGCGACTGTCAACACAGCCTGGACAACACAACCTGATGCCACGACACACTATGCCATCAAGGCATTTAACTCTGCGGCGGTTGGAGATTACGCATCAGTTGCCACTGGGTTTGGTCGTGCGCGTTATGTGGAGTTCGTCAGTGATACTGTGATGAAGGCATTTGTTGATGTGCCTTTCTTCGACACCGACGCGATTGTTGCCGGCGACTGGAACAGTGAGCATGGCTATGAGGATGTGTGGTCTGCCACGCGCGGCTATCCGCGCAGCGTGACATTCCATGAGGGGCGTCTGTTCTTTGGCGGCACTAAGAGCCGGCCATCGACACTGTTTGGTTCGCGGGTTTCTGACTTCTTCAACTTCAACCCAGGCGAGGCTTTGGCTGATGATGGCGTTGAGGCGACGCTGGACACCGGCACCTTCAATGCCATTGTCGATATCTTCTCAGGCCGCAACTTGCAGGTCTTTACCAGTGGCGCTGAGTTCTTTGTGCCGCAGACTTTGGATGAGCCGATCACGCCAAGCAATCTGATTGTGAAGCAGCAGACTGCCTTTGGCATGAAGCCTGGCATTCGGTTGCAGAACGTGGACGGGTCAACGCTGTTCATCCAGCGCCAGGGTAAGGCGCTGCAAGAGTTCGTCTTTAGTGACAGTGTGCAGGCTTACACCTCGGCCAAGATATCGTTGCTGTCATCACATCTGTTGAAGTCTCCAGAAGAAATGGCGGTGCGTGTTGCCACATCAACAGATGAGGGTGACCGTCTGATGATCGTCAACGGCACAGACGGCAGCATTGCTTGTTACACTTTGTTACGAAGCCAGAACGTGATTGCGCCGTCTGAGTGGACTACTGACGGTGAGTTCCTGAACATTGGCGTCGATGTTGATGACATCTATGTTGTGGTCAAGCGCACCATCAACAGCGCGGCGGCGTACTATGTGGAGCTGTTCGAC